GCCCATTTCTGGGCCCCAAAGGGCGATATACCCACTTCTGCTCATTCGAGCACCTGCTATTACCGGCTGTTAAGCGGATAGTAGAGTCTTTATATCGATACAATAGGAGAGCACTGTGTCCAGAACTCGTAATACCGTGTTTACGAATACTTCTAATCCATGCGATTGGGTGTTCTATTACCTAGGGACCGATTCAGGTCACTTTGGTCTTGGAAGCACCTATCATTACAAGGAAAAGTCGATCGTTGATACGGTTACGCCGAATTATGGTAACTTAGTGCACTCTGGGGGGTTCAAGCCTATCAATCCAGTCTCCATTTTTACATTCGAGAAATCGAATATACCTATGGTCGGCCGGGCTGATAATACCTCTGCTCCCCCTGGGGACTTCTATTTTGTTGGCAACGGCGACCCGTTTGACTGGGTCGGTTTTACCTATGCCACCGAGTATGTCTACAGTAACTCCGATGTTGATGCTTGTGTTACGAAAGCATTAGCAAAGGCTAAGCAGCCTGATTTGGATATACTAACTTTCTTCGGAGAGTTACCAATGACGGTTGAGTTACTTGTGAACGCCTTAAACCGGTTTCATCGGATTGGTGTTCGGATCGCTCGTAAGGCCCGACGTCGTGAGATCCGCAATGCTCGCAAGAGTAAGCGGAAATTCGATTATGCTAAAGCTCTGTTAGAACTTAACAGTCTTTTTCTCGAGGGTCGTTACGGGTGGCGCCCGTTGGTTTACGATGTGCAGTCGATTTTGAAAGCCCTTCGTCATAAAAGTGAAGGACTTCTTTCTCGTCGATCGCACACCCACACCATCGATATATCGGAAGTCAACTATGATGCAAAACACTTTGCGTCTAATTCGTACTGGAGTTTAACCCAGACACGGACTGGGACATGTAAAATCAGGGCAGTTGTATATTACCTTGATGACATGCCCGCGCTTGGTGCGAACCCGTTAGTCACAACTTGGGAGCTTACTAAGCTCTCTTTCGTGTTTGATTGGTTCATGGACATCGGATCGTGGTTACAAGCTATTTCACCACGAGTTGGCTTCACGGGTAAAGGCATATCTGTATCCGTAGTGCGAGATTACCAGGACGAGTATAGAACTATCGTTTCTGGTGAAGCCCCCTGGGTTTACTCAATGACTAACGGTTATACGATACGCAAGTATCAACGTTATGATCGTTGGGAATATTCAGGGATCCCACTACCAGCTGTACAAGTGAACCTGAACAAGTGGAAGGTGGCGGATCTCATTGCTCTTGCAATTCAAGCAAGGCACGGGGTCTTTTCCGCTCTACGCTTATAAGGTCCTTTCAATGTATTACAACCAAGGAAAGTCCTTATGGACATCACAAGTGGTGGTACCCTGTCGGGTACCTCAACCGTCGTTGCAAAAGTGCAATCGGTGGAAAGGGACCGCGTGGTTTTCACCTTACCGGATCATACCGCTAAGGAGCCACGGGTCATCATTGCCTCTCGATCGTTGAGTTCGGGGGGTGTTAACGGAACGCTGAAGACGGGCTTCAAGTTCGTCTTTGGTGATCGCAACAGCGACGGCAGTGCCCGCTCTGGGAACTGTATCGTCGAGATCAAGATCGCCACCCCCGATGATCAGGAGTCGAGTATTACGGCTGCTGCTGTCGTGAAAGCGTACGAGGTCTTGCGTGACTCCGATTGGATGACTGGAAACATCGCGTCCGGTGAGATTCCCTTTGCGTAAGCTTAGAGAGCTCATCGTTCTTCTCGTTGTCTTTAGTTATGCCGTTGGTCTATTGGTGTTTCTGATAGGCCACGGCTTATCCAATACACCCCTTCAATATGGTAACTTCGCTAGGAGTATCAAAAATGAACGCTCGTTCAACGATGAAGGCAAGCAGCAAGAGCCGGAAGCCTCGGAAGAGGCTGCAGGCGAACCCTGAAACTGGTATTACCAGTTTCTTACTTGCTGTATGGTTTTGCCAGGATAACTGCGATCTGCTCCCCCCTGGTTTATCCGATCTCTTGATCGGGCACATCCGTGCCCGCAATATGGTCGGAATCCGGGAATTGCAATCGCGGTATGACGTGCCACAGTTGTATGCACGTCCCTCTGACTATCACGTTGTCGCTCAAGCCTTTGCCTTAGTCAGTAAAGCCCCTACCCCTTATGGGGGAGGGCCTATTGCGCAAAAGGAAAGGGCCGTCAGTAAGTTTCTTTTCACTGAACGGTTATGCCGCATAACATCACGGCGCCTTGATCACTACTGGAAGTACCCGTCTCGCGAGGACCCCACTATGCGCGTGGTTTTAACACGTGCTAGGGAACTCGTTGATGGAGTATTGGGCGTAATTCTTGAGGCTTGGCCTCATATACGCTCTAAGTCGCGTTTTGGACCTGGTATGACTCTCTGTTCCACTGATCCGGCAAAGACTACGCCTTACTATAAGCTTTACAGTAAGGAAGAAGGTATGTCGGTGACACCTACTGCATCCTGGTATGCCTCACAAATCATTCAAGAAAGCCCTTTATGGGCCTTGGATGCTAGTGAGATTAACTGGGAGACAATGACGGCGAGGGTGAAATGGAAAGAGTCGACAAGCTGCAGAGTCACATTCGTCCCTAAGGACGAATCGACCTTTCGTACAATAGCAATCGAACCATACGGAAACGTTATGTGCCAGTTAGGGGTTCACTCCTATATAGCTAAACGTTTGAAAACCCGTGGGATTGATATCCATAGCCAAAAATGGAACCAGGAAGCAGCACGTTGGGCTTCCGAGAACTGGGATTCTATCGACACTTTGTCGACGATTGACCTTTCCTCGGCGTCTGATTGTGTTTCTCCTGGCCTCATAAGGAGGCTTGTTCGTCCAGGATGGGAGCAGTTCCTTGATGACATTCGTTCAAAGGCATATAGCCTAGACGGGTCAGAGGTTCCTTTCTCAAAATGGAGCTCGATGGGCAATGGTTATACTTTTGCCTTAGAGACGTTGCTATTCTGGGCTTTAGCCCAGTCGTGTGAATCCTTCTGCCGATCGAAGCATAAGGCTCTTGCTTACGGTGATGATATCATCGTTAGTAAGCAGTCTTCTTTGTTAGTTTTGCAGACCCTCCGATATTGTGGGTTCCGAGTTAATCACTCGAAAACTCACGTTGTTGGACCTTTCCGTGAATCATGCGGGAAGGACTTTCACACAGGTGTCCCTGTTAGACCAACCTTTGTCCGTAAGTATAAACTCGCGGTCACTGACTGTTTCAGTTTCATGAACCAGTTAGAGGTTGGTGCCACGTTCAGAACTGACAATATTTATGAGTCAGTTTTGAGATCCATTCCTGAAAGCCGACGCTATTGGGGCCCGCCGTCAGAGAGTGTGGATAGTCATATCCATGCTCCCTGGTGGTGGCTCCACGAGAATAAGCCTAAAGGTTTTACCTGGAACGAGTTCGAACAGACGCATTACCATCACGCATTGGTATTTGTACCAAAGAAGTGGAAGGGCTATGATCCTATTCGTTACTTGACGTGGCTCTACACATTCCGCGATCGTAAGTCAGTTCTTGACCGAAAATCGTGGGCGCAGATCGCTGATCTGCGTGTAGAGGTGACACAAAGGTCTCGGGGTAATTTCCGAGTGAGCAGCAC